TATTAACACCAATATTTTCTTCACGTAGACGCCGCTTCATGTAATCTTCATGACGTTCTTGAATCTGAGACATTTATAAACTCCCAATTTATTTTTGTTTGATCGAGCATTCCAACCGTCGTCTTCCACGACTCAATCCATTTGGACGGTACGTTTTGTTCTTTCATAACGACTCGTTTAATGCCCACTTGAATTATACCTTTTGCACAGTCAGAACAAACTGGCAACCCTGTAACATATAATGTAGCACCATCTAGAGATACTCCATTATATGTAGCATTATATATGACATTCATTTCTGCATGAACGACATACTTGTACTTAGTTTCGCGATCTTCATAATACTGTAATTTATCCTCCATACCTCGTGGAAAGCCATTGAAACCTTGAGCCAATACCTGACCCTTGGATCCTACTGCAACTGCTCCAATTTTGGTTGAAGGATCTTTCGACCAAGAAGCTACCTCCTCGGCCAATTGCAAATATCTGATGTCCCATTTACTTGACAAGATGAAAATGCCTTTCATAGACATGTAAGTTTTGGACTTGCCAGATCAATTGACCTGGCTTTAGTGTGTTTCTACCTCCACCGAGGTCTTGGCAGATAAGTCCCATCACATAACGCTGCCAAGCATAATCATTCTTGTATCCAAACACGACATCGTTAGATCGCATTTGTACGACAGCTTGGAGTTCATCATTGCGAATGTAATAAGTGACAGCATTAGTACAGATAAAATCGTTTTTACCAGCATCCTGGTATTCTGCCCAGATGCTTGGTCGGTTGTAAACCATTGTAGCACGTCTTGTAGTATCATTTGAATCTGCTAATTCTTCTAGGACGTTTTCATACTGCCTATAATATATATCATCGAAGATCAGTCTACCATAGTTTGAATTGATTTCTCCATGCTTGTTGGCAGCATATTTCCATGCTTCAGGAGCAGCACGCTCCCCAGCATAAATATCATTAATATTAGTGCTACCACTACAATACCAATCAATCTCTCGATCAATGTATTCCTGGTTTGGACTTCCAAAGATTGAGGGTTCGTCTGCGATAAATGAAGCGCCAAGTAATTCGATCGTATTTTGACCGGTTTTGTCAGTTGTGAAGGCTCCGTCATTTAGTTCTCCAATAAAATAGTTTCTAATATCACTTACGGTTGTTAGCTGCACGTACTCTCTCCCTTAAGTCACTAGACGAGAATCTGTGATCTCGTTTGTTAAAATATAATTCTATACCTCGATTACGGCATTCATCTTTACCAGTAAAATCTTTCTGTCTATACTCTTCTCCGAGTATTCGTACATTAATTGGGTACATGTTTATTATATCAAGTAAATCGGCTTCTGTACAATAAATTAATACTTCATCAACATATTTAATTGCTGCTAATTGTGCCTGTCTTTCAACGATGCTTTGCACCGGTGCATTCTTTGTGGCACGGTCAAGTGTTGGATCTACTTGTAAGGCACAAATTAAGTAGTCACATTGAGATTTTGCTTCTCTTAGCATTGCAACATGACCAGCATGAAGTAAATCAAAAGTACTAGCAGTTAAACCTATCTTCATTTCTTTGGCCTATTAAACATGTCGTTTTCAGGATCTTGTCCATCCATTGTACCACGCATATATGATACAGCAAATGAAGCATAGTTAATTAGATCTTTAAATGTATCTTCGAGTGATTCGTGATTAGGCTCTTGACCAGATTCAAGTAAGGATGCAGCGCGCATCATTTTACCATGCATAATATCATAGATTGTATCTACACCACGACGATAATGCATTGCTTGTACTACGTTAGATTTAGCAGACTGATAGTCTTCACCTTTACGTTTTTGTAGTTCAATACATTCTTCGAGAACCTTTACGGATTCACGTTCTTTAACTGATTTCATTGATTTCTCCATTGTAGATATATTATACCACATTTGCTGAGTCTTGTAAACCAGCATATGCAATAGTTTCACAATATTGAAAGCTCACGTTAAAATCCTTTAAGCGGTGTTTCAAGATTTTTTCATATTGAGGTAAGTATTCTTTGAACCACTGTATCTGAGCAGAAGCATTTGGATGATACATTACAACTACTGCTCTTGTTTTTGTCAAGTGGTAGGTGGATTCTTTTAGCAACGTATCTAAACGAAAACCGCCAGAAGATGCAGAGATTGCCATAGTATTTTTATCTCTATTTTGTTCAACTCTACTCTTTAATTCTTTATTTCGAGTTACCGGCCAATTAATCCACACCGCACCATTAGGAATTGTAGTAAAATTATCGATCTCTTTCTGAGCAATCTTCATATATGCACTGATTTGTTTTTTGGTAAAACCCCATTTTAATAATTCTTCTGCATTCTGGTCAGACTTTACATCTACACCTTCACCATCTTCGTATCTCTCAATCAAAAATTTTACTGCATCATCTTTATTCGCCGAAAGCGCAGGTTTATCTGGTAAAGGATTAAGTCTATTTGCTAAAGTTTTTAGCTCTAGCTTATTGAACGGAGACCAAGCATTCTTAGGTATGTATTGCACTGGAATAAATTGAGCGCGCTTAGAATTCATTGTCGCGATTACTCTGTGGTTACCATCTAGAAGAAGATGTTCGTCTTTACCAAAATAGTCTAAAAGAACATGTACTGGTTCGAAATCGCTGGTATCACCGTTCAAATCATCAATCTTATCACGCAAAGTTTTTGCATGCTGAGAATCAATCTCGTTAAAACGAACTTGAAATTTCTTATAAGCTGCCACTACTTCTTTCTGCACCATCTCAACAGGATATTGTTTGTAGATGATATTTTCTTGAAGTGTATCAAGCGAAGGTTTAATAAAGTTTTTTAATTCTGATCCACCACCATTTGATTTATTATAGTATTCATCGTTATTTCGTGCATCTACTTCAAGTAGCATTTTTCTCTCCAACGCAATCATATCTTTAACAGAACCAGTATCAATAATTTCACGTACTAGTTCACCACGACCAAAGGCATCATTCATTTCTTTAGATGTAGAAGAAGTGTCATATCCATCATGGATACTACCTTTATGATAACCTAAGTATTTTTTTTCATTTATCTTATTTGTGTATCGATATACAAATGCTTCATAATCCATATTTCACCTATATATTTTTATAAACGTATTCAAGAGCACGATCTGCTTCTTTATCAAGTGGACGATTCTTATACCAATTGCCAGTTTCTAGATCAAGTTCTTGACACATCTTAGCAATCTCAGATGCAGTGATAGGATACTGTTGCTTGATTGCATTACCAGCAATAGCAACCATTATTTGATACATTTTGTGATACCATCCGGTATTACTGATGAGTCTGTATTCTGCTTCGAGTTTACGTGGAGAGAAGGGACAATCGCGATAGGACAACCACACCACATTAGTGTTATCCATTCTTCCTTTTCTGTGTTCGATGATTTGATTTTGGATTTTTTCTGGGAGTCTGTCAAAGAAGCTGTTAAGGTTTGCTTTTTCGGCATAAGGATGTTTCCTCATAAGACTTGTAGGATCAAGTGCGTCGCCATCATGACTGAAAATAAAGTTGAAAGCACCAGCATATTGCGCAGGGATATAGTACATGCGTGATAAGTCTTTAGTTTGGACGTCACCAAGTTCTCCGAGTTCTGTGTTAAGAGAATGCCAGAAATGTCTGATTTTGTCACTTCCAATTCGTTCTCGCAAAGGGAACACCATTCTGAACTTAGGCGAATCCAATGTACTGCTAGCAGTGCTATAACAAATGAAGCGATAGCTAGAAAAGCGATTACATAAGTCATCTTGCAAATCTCCGTTTGGTTTGTATTCGTCAACATCTACACAACACCAGCCGGCCCACTCAACAACATTTGCATTTGCTCGAGTAGTATCCGGCTGGTACGTTGCAGGAGATATTAGCACAGCCGCTTTCTTAGACTGCTTAGGTTCTTCTGAAAGTTTATATAGAAATTTTTCAAATGCATCAAAATTTTCTAGATCCATGCATTTGTCAGTTTTATTATCAAATATTGAATTAAAAACTGTTAGTGAAATACCCATGATTTCCTCGATGTTCTGGACCTTTCCAGCCTTCAGGCTTGATAAGGTCTGGTAACCCGAGCGGGTTAGGACGTGATTCTTTGATTCCTGGTTCTTTAGACATGTTTGCATTATGTACTTCATCCCATGCTTTATATGCATCAATTCCAAATGCATCAAGAGTGCCAATAGCTACAACACACAAATCAATCAAACCATCAACGATTTCTTCAGGATCTTTTTCATTAACGGCTTTTGCAGTTTCATTTAATTCTTCTTGCAAGAATTTAATTCTAAAGTCAAGAAACTTTTGTAGCTTTTGCTTATCGCCCGCAACGAGCTGTTCTGACGTCCACGAGTGTACGCTAAACTTACGATGCATATCATTTATATCTTTTACCCAATCTTTACTCATAGTATTATTATACTCCATTGTTCTTAGAATGTAAACCATTATTTAACATATTATGCAAAAAAATCTTCCAGTGTAACTTGTTGTTCTGTATGCCATCCGACTGCGTCAAGAATAAGACGAAGAGGATCTACAAAAGTTTTATCAAATTGTAGATCATAATCTATATATTTTTCAAGCTGAAACTCTTTTGGAAAATAATCTGGAAATGCTACAACATTTTCTTTAATAGGATTAGGAAGTTTAAGATACATAAATTTTATCTTATTGCCATTTGCAATCAATTCATATTTTTTAGTTAAGCTTAATTCTTTAAGCTTCTTATTATATAGAAGCGATCCTCTGACGTGAATTGGGGTACCTTTCTTGTAAATAAGTTTTCTATCACTCCAATCACGAATGTTAGTAACAGAGCGAGGAAAGGCAATTTTTTCTGCAGGTAACGAACAAAATTCTTTTTTGAAATCTTCTATAAATTTTTGAGTATCAGCTTCACTTCCTGAAATAATCACTTTAAATATTTCTTTAAACTTAGAACGACATACTTCGGGTGTAGATGATTTGATTGCTTCAATACCCATAATCTTAAGCTGAGGTTCAGCATACTGTACACCTTCGTTATTGTGCACATTCAAGATATACCTTTTCTTTGCAGT